CCAGAGTAGCCAGAGATACCAGAGCCAGAGTAGCCAGAGATACCAGAGCCAGAGTAGCCAGAGATACCAGAGTATCCACTATAGCCAGATATGCCAGAGTAGCCAGAGATGCCAGATCCAGAGTAGCCAGAGATACCAGAGCCAGAGTAGCCAGAGATGCCAGAGCCAGAGTAGCCAGAGATGCCAGAGTATCCGCTGTAACCAGAAATACCAGAGTATCCGCTGTAGCCAGAGATGCCAGAGTCTCCGCTGTAGCCAGAGATGCCAGAGCCAGAGTAGCCAGATATACCAGAGCCAGAGTAGCCAGATATGCCAGAGCCACTGTAGCCAGAGATGCCAGAGTATCCGCTGTAGCCCGAGATACCAGAGTAGCCAGAGATGCCAGAGTATCCGCTGTAGCCAGATGTTGAGTAGGCAATCTGTGATACATTAACAGTAACGCTTGGAGATGCTGGCCTTGTTGGGCTTGTTAACGGACCTTGATAAATTAAACTTACATTGGTGTTTGAAGATGACCAGTATGTTGAAATTGTATCAGATGAAGCTACATCTACAATCCAAGAATAAATAATTGTTTGAACGGTGCCGACACCACCAAGAAGTTGAATGTCTTGGGCAGTATTAGCAAGGTTAGTTCCATTTTTAGCTATCCAGGCGGAAACCGTTGGGTTTGCACCAACGGAACAAGTTACTGCAAGTTCAATAATAATTTTATATTTACCCGCATTGGCAAATAATACTGCTGAACCGCTGTCTGTAATTCCGTTGTTTAAAACTGTTGTATCTACAAGAACTGTGTTTGCAGCAGTAGCACCGGCGTTAGTTTGGTTAACAGTACTGACAAATAGTCCATACCAACCAATAGACCCGCCAACGCCAACCGCACCAGAGTAGCCAGAGATACCAGAGTAACCAGAGATACCGCTGTAACCAGAGATACCGCTGTAACCAGAGATGCCAGAGCCAGAATAGCCAGAGATACCAGAGCCAGAGTAGCCAGAGATACCAGAGCCACTGTAGCCAGATATGCCGCTGTAGCCAGAGATGCCAGAATAGCCGCTGTAGCCAGAGGTACCAGAGCCACTGTATCCAGAGATGCCAGATTGGCCTGCTATATTAAATTTCCAAGCTGAAAATGATCCGGAACCACCAATTGTGTCTACGTTAACTTCAAATACAATCGTACTGTAGGTAGTTACAATACCTTCCATAAAGTTGGCGGGAAATGCAGAACTAGAAACTCTTACTCTTGCACCAACAACGTACGCATTAGTTCCCTGTGGTTGATTTACTGAAAATGTTTTAAAACTTGTACCAATTGTGATCGTTGACGTGGATGTTAAGTTGTCATAGCCTAAACCACTGTAGCCAGATATACCTGAATAGCCAGAGACACCAGAGCCACTATAGCCAGAGATACCAGAGTAACCAGAGTAACCAGAGATACCAGAGTAGCCGGAGACACCAGAGCCAGAGTAGCCAGAGATACCAGAGTAACCAGAGTAACCAGAAATACCAGAGTAACCAGAAATACCAGAGTAACCAGATAAACCTAATCCACTGTAGCCAGAGACGCCAGAGCCGCTGTAACCCGACTTACCACTGTAGCCAGACGCGCCGACCACTTGTCCACAGTCAACCTGCACGCCTGTCGTTGTGGTTAGTATTAAGTGACCAGAGCCATTAATTGTAGCGGATACAAACCCGGGTATTGGTCCAGTAACAGATTGTGTTCCGTCACTATAATAAAATATTAGATTGTACGTAGACGGATCTAAGTATACATTGGTGATAAGTTTGCCAGGCGAGGCCGCGTTAGCGATCTGCGATACAGACGCTTGCTTTGTAACACCAGCTTGTACGACTACGGTTTGCTCGTCACCTGTTAGGGCTGTAGCAACTGGTAGTCGTGTTATCGGTTGATCTGCCATGTTATGTGTAGGTAAATCCACCGTGATCGGTGGCTGTTCCGAATGTTGAAATTGCAGAGACGTTGACAATACCTGTTACCGCGTATGCTGGTGTCACTGCATTAATTTGTGTAGAGCTGATGATGTTAAAACTAGCGGCATTTGTACCACCAAACTTGACCGTGTTAACACCAGTAAAGTTTGCCCCTAAGATGACAACATTGGTTCCACCTAATTTTGTGCCAGTGTTTGGTGTGACACTGTAAATGTAGGGATTTAGCATCATTGGAGACGGGACCACGTTGCTATCTGTGTTTAAGTCCCCTTGTCCAGAAGATGTAGGAGGAACTCCGGTTATGAAGATCGAGTTCTCACCTTGGGTAAAGCCACCATCTGTCATTATTTGATTTGCCGTCAACGCAACAGAAATGTCTGGGCGAGGAAAGCGTAGGGAAATGTTTTCTGTTTGAAGAGCGGGAAGCCGCCATGGGTCAAAGTCATCTAGGTCGTCCTTGCACACCCGCATCCCAGGAAAATTGGGATCGGGCATAAGTTCAGTGTAACCAAACTTCCTGTTGCAGCGGTCACAGACCGCTACAGATAGGACAGAGTTACCTCGAGTGTCAAGGTAAACAGGCATGTTAAGCCTGAGCTTCCTTCCAAGAAATACGAGCCAAGATAGATGCAGATGTCACAGCTAAAGGAATTGCAACAACGTACAAAATATCTGGGCCGTCTGGGTATAAACCAGCTTGGGCTGTTGGAATTACGTTACTTGTACCGCCGCCTAAAATGGAGTTACCTAAGTCACGTACGTTTGACAAGTCAATCGTTGTCGGACCAGCAACCGCAGTGTAGATACCAGCAAGTGACTCGCCACCGCTGATTGTTACAGTTGCCGTGGTGTTACTGTTAACCTGAGCAAATGAAGACGTGGTTGGTGACTGTGGCGAAACTGGTGACACAAAGTTACCAGAGTTAGCCGAGAATGTGCCAGTAACGTATCCATTTAACACTAAGTTAATCAAGTAACCCGTTGTTCCAGTGGTGAACAACTGTAAGTCGTTTAACTGTAACTGCATGCGGTTAATGATTTCTTTAACGCCCAACAAGCCAGTTGTTCCGTTATCAACCGATGGCGCAACACGAATTGCTAAGATTGGAACGGGGGTTAAAGATGTGGTAACTAAAGGAGAAATCATACCATAGTTAAACACCAATGACTTATCGTCGTTAAACTGGCCGTCCATAATAACAGATGAACCCCAGTGCGACAAAGACGCCACGGTATCCGGTGCCGCGTATTCCACGGCAATCGGTGCTGTTGCTGAGTATGTAAATGTTGTTGCAGCACTACCCCCAGTTTGAGCGCGAGTTAAACCATTTAACGTGGTTGAACTTTTACTTGCGTATTTGATATACTCAATTGCACCGGTTTGTGTTGCTGTTGTAATTTTTACAGTGCCACCGTTGGGATTAAAACCAGTTGTGTCACTCACGTTGATTGTAGTAGCTTCGCTGCTTAATAATGTTGACGTTAAATAGGTAGCTGGTAATTGACCGTTAGACTCATAGTGAGCGGCCATGTTACCAGAACGCATATAGGCTTCAAAACGAGCATTGTTATTTTGTTGTGAATAAACATAAGTAACGGCACCGTTTGTAGCTCTAAAGCCCCAACGAATAACACCAGCGCCGTACCATGAATAGTCGATGTACCACATCTGCATTTTGGTAAGGTCAAGGTTGTATCCCGATGGACCACTACCGTCACATGGGTCATACCATTGTGACTGTGGGACTCTTGTGTCAATTGTCTTGGATACTACAGCGTTTGCAATGGTAGCACCACGATACTCTGGGCTTATATACAGTACTGTGTCGCTTGTAATTGTTAGCACTTTATACGACTGGCCACGGATAACAATGTAGTCATTTGGCTTTAACTGTGTTGAAAACTGCGTGCTAGTGCCAGTTACTGTACTACTACCTTGTGTTACAGACACAACACCATTTATTTGATTTACCGAACTACGCCATACTGCGTACAAAACTGTACCATCATATTCAAAGAACATACCGTTTTGTTGGTCAAAGAAACCAATGCGGTTACTTGAGCCATACCAAGTTTGTGGGCTAATCTTAATGATTGCGCCAGTTGCCGTGGTTGCGCTTGGTGCTATGATTGCAATATATGTTAGTGTGATGAGTGATGGGGTACTTGCAACAACAAAAGTTCCATTAAACCCAGTTTGATCAACACCAGAAACAGTAATTGTTGTGCCAACGGTTAGGTTGTGCGGGTAGCGTGTTGTGACAGTGATTGTTGAACCGACCGTTGTGCCAGATGAAGTAATTGATGTATTAAAGATTGAAGGCTTCATGCAACTACCAGTGGAGAACTGGATACCTTTACCAGACTGGTAACGGAAATAACGACGGGTTTGCCGAATTAACTGTTGATTTGGAACTGCGGCACCCGCGGAGAATGCTACACCGCCGTCAAATGCTCGTGGCTCTACATACCCAGCGGGACGAGCGAACAAGTTTGTTGTACCGGCTGCGTTAACTACCGTGCCCGCTGCACCAGTTGAGGCATATGTAAAAGTGTTTGCTGTCGGCACAGTTGCGACAACCCAAGCACCATTTACGTTAGTACCACCAGTTGTTCCTGTAACAAAAATAAAAGAACCGGCGGACAAACCGTGGGGGTTTGTGGTGGTGACTGATACGGTGTTGGTTGAGGTAACAAATGCGCCAGTGCCTGTTAAGTTAATACCACAGTTGGTGTAGTAGTAGCCTAAATACACATAGGTTGATGTTGCGTTATATTGGTTACCTGAAGTTGCGGTGGCAACTGGAATTGTGTATGACACGCTTGTACTGGCAGTAACGGCAGATACTAAGTACCAACCATTTGCAAGTGGGTCTAACGAATTTTGAATATAGATTGGCGTGCCGACTGAAAAGCCAGAGGTGTCAGCCATGTTAAGCACAACTGTATTAGTTGCGTTGGTGGTAACTGTGGTAATTGTTCTTGGGGATTGGGCGATGTAGTACACCGACTGACGGGATTGTTGTAGTGAAATGGTTTCCCATTTTGTTGGCTGTGTGCCATACTCAAAGTCGGTGTCGATTAATGCTTGCGGGGTGGACACGCGTAACTTATCAACTGGGTCATACGCCGCAGACATCATGGATGTTTGCGTTCTAATTTGGTTGTTGGTCTTGGTATCGGGGGTGTTGTAAACTACTATCTGAGCCATTTTAATTCCTAGTTTTGGTGGATTGAATTGAAGTGAAGCTAGGGAATTGCCACCCCGTAGGGTGGCAAATTTACAAATTAGCTATTTGTATAGCCAGCACCCACTGGTGTGATAGAACCGTCAATGTTACGTGCTGTGTACACTACAGTGAAAGTCTGTGACAGTGTGCCAGTAATAGCGCTAATAGTTGCTTGGCTAAATGTAACCGCAACGTCTGAAGTTCCAACGTTGTTTAACAATGCTGCAACGGCTGCAGAAGTTGTGAAAGAGATAGCAATTTGACCGCCAGAAGTTGTTGGGGTAATTGTACCAATAGATGTACCAGCAACGCTAACGGTAATAACGCCGCCAGTTAATGCTGAAGGGACGCCAGTTTCATAAAGAAAAACGTTTGCAATTTGTGCGCCGGCTGGTAATGTAAACTGGGTTGCAGTTGTTTGACCAACTTTAAAAGTTGACAAAGTGGTAGCAGAGGCAGTAGCTGTAATATCAGCGGCAAACTGTTGCTGTGAAAGTACTACGGCGCCAGTATTGTCTGGGGCAATTGTACCGTCGTTAGATGGGTTGTTACGCTTGAATACGCGAATTGGTTGTGTAAATGTAGATGACATTTTAAATGTTTCCTTATCTCAGTGGGTTTCCCAAGCTGTCTCTGAGGCGTTTTACCGGGAAGTTTCGGTAATCAGAATGGGATTAATCTTCCTATACATATTAATGCAAATAAATTAATCATTCCGCCCTAAAAAGCAAAAAACCCGCCTTGTGAGCGGGTTTTCTGTTATTGCGAAGGTTTGTATTACAAACCAGCCGTACCATAAATGTTACGTGCATCGTGCCAGCCGGTCGCATAGCGCTCGGTAGCCTTATAACGCATGCTGTCTGTCTCGAAGTCACCTTCCATGGATTTCTCCATTGGACGACGCATTACGAGCATTAAGCCATTTTCAGCGTCGGTCTGAATCCACCAAGCCTTGCTGGAGCTCAAACGGGTTACAACGTGTGTACCCTTTGGAAGCATACCAGTAGACTTAATTGGGTTCAAATCGTTGTCAGCTGTACCAGAACGGAGAACCGACTTCAGAATTACTTCTGCTTGGAACTCAAGTGCTGGGGGAACAACTAACTGTTCAGCTTTTAGACGGATACGCTTACCATTGTTGTCAATGGCGGAACGGATCTGAATGAGCAACTGCTCAACTGAGGTTTGTGATAATGAAGCAGCAGTGCTTAATTGATTGCTAAAGGTTAAACCGTTAGCTACAGGGTGAGCTGTGTTAATCAATGTTACACCATCGCCACCAACGTAGCCGCTTGTGAACGCAAAGTTCAACAAGTTAGCGCAGAGGGTTTCCTTGGTTTCAATCATAGACTGAGCCAGGTGTTTAGCGAATGTGCTACCGATACGGATGTGATCACCGTCTTCCATCAGCACTTTGGTCATAGCATAAGCCAAGCCATAGATTTGATAGATAAAACGGGTGATGTACAATGTACCACCTTGGTCATAGCTGACAGGAGTACCGTCAGGCATGGCAGGTGCAGCATTCATACCAAAAAGCATTACTTCTTCGTGATAGTTACGTGGAATACCTTGGATCTGTTCTACAAATCCTTTCCACTCGTCAGCACGTTGCTCATAAACACCATCAAAGACTTCGTTGATAATCGGTTCGACTACCGCACGAAAGTCTGTACTACGCATTGGGGTTGCCATTGCTTATCCTTTCGTTATATTAGATCGAGACCGAAGCGGCTGCAAACATGTTGTTTGCGATCTGTACTTGAACAATCGTGTATGTATCACCCCAAGCATTGTTACTACCTGATGGGTATGCTACTTCACGGCCTAATCCAACAACACGTACTTGACCTTGAACCGTTGTAGCAACAGGAGTTGCTAAAAGAGCTGTAGTAGAGAAGCCTGCGCCACCTACACCGATAGATGTACCCGAAGTTACGAGTGATCCTGCGGTTGTGTCAAAGTTGTATTGAGTGCCGATAGCTGCCGTTGTTACAGAGCCATTACACTGGATTTCATAAATCAATGCTGGGTCTTGGTAGATCCAGAAAAGGATTTGAGTTGAAGCATCAAGAGTTGCCTTAGAAGCGAATTTGGCTACCGAACGACGACCGTCAGAGTTGGTGTACTCGACGCCATCAAAGGAACCATAAACGCGACCGACGGTCGTGCTTGCTGCTGCTTGTGCTGCAATTGTTAATTGACCTGATGCTGTCAAAGCTACTGGCGTGTTCTGAAAAAACGACTGTCCAGAACTTAACGAGTAGGGAGCAGTGAACGTCGTACCGGCATTAAACGTGTTAGTTCCAACAAAAGGAACCGCACGATCAAGACCGCTAGGATGGTACACTGGCTTCAGGCCAAAGGGTTGAAATACTGTAGACATAGTCTATCTATCCTTTGTTTTTGAAGATTGTTATTGAAAACGAATGTTTTTATTATTCGCTCTTGCAGTTTCTTTTTCCATTTCCAAAGTACCACCTTCCAAAACTGAACGCCCGCCCTTATTACCCAACGCTGTATCACGCACATTGGCGGTGATATTTTTTTGGTGCTCGAGGGGATCCTCGAGGTGGAGCATACGCATTACTTCTTGGTAAATGTCTTCTGGTAACTTAAAAAGAATCATTTCGTTACAACTAATACAGCCTTCAAACTTGCCTGAGCTCATTTTGCCTAGTCCTTCAAAGCCTTTACCTAAATCCGAGGCTTTAACTGGCTCATAACCCAACGCCATACGTTTGTCGATACTGTCGTAAGTATTGGTTGTTGACAACCAACACAAGTGAAATCCCGGAATAACACCGCCGGGTAAATCTGGCAACGCACTATTTGCCCACTTGTCTCTAAACGCATCAAGGCGTTCACGACGTGCAATTTCATCCGGAGCTGCTGTTGTAGTACGCTCCATTACTTCTTGTGCCCGATCCGCCATGCGGTCATCTAGGTCACGTTTTATTCTTGTATTTGCCATTTTGTTTATCCTTTATTAGCACGGTCATACGATGCGTATGCCCGGATCATTTTGTTTCGTTTTTCTACATTGTCCCAAGAACCAGAATCTTTAATTGCTTGAACACGCTCGGGGCTTAGCACGATTGTGTTTTTATTTGTGCTGGTTGCACTTGCTACTCGACTAGAGGCCGTTGGGCCAGCTGATCGTCTTGGATTTGAACCACCTTTGCTAGTGTAGCGGTGTGGTAAACGGGACTGTAAACGATTATCTAACTCTTCCCAGTACTCAGAATCACTAGGATCCCAGCCATCTGATGCGAGTTCTTGATCTATTCCTTTGGCAATTCTACTATCTGTATCTCGAGCCTGCGGGTCATACCAAGAGTTTTTCTTTAGCCATGTCGTGGCATTTCTTTGTACTTCAGAAGACATCTCGTTTGGCACATTTTGTTTGGGTGCCTTGGCCTGCTCAAGCTGTTGTTTTTTGTAATGCTGAGCTTGGTTAAGACGTTGCTTAGCGTCTGTTAACTGCTCTAAATATTCTATTTGAGATTCTGCGTCATTACTTTGAGCAGCTTGCAACATTTTCATTTTTGCGTACTCAACTCGGGTAGCCTCATCTTCAATGGCTTTATCGATTTGTGCAAACTGGTATGATGCTGCGGTATTTTCTACCGCTGCCAAGCGTCTGGCTAAATCTTCGTTTCGTTTCTCAAGCGCACTAATTTTGTGTTTAGACGATGCCTCACGTTGCTTAGATAATTCTTTCTTTAATCTACGCTCTTCACGTCGGGCCTCACGAATCTTTTCGCGCTCATCTTCAGACTCATCTGCACTATCTTCTGCATCATCTGCGTCTTCTTGTGCATCTTCTTTTTCTTCTTCCGACTGTTCGTCAGCAGCTTCTACTTTACCGCCTTCTTTGTGCTCTTCTTCATCAAACTCTTCTGGAGTTTCAATTTTGGCTAAAACGGAGCCATCTGCTTGTTCCTTAATGGGAACATCTTTCTTTTCATTGTCTGCCATGCTATGCTTTCTTTTTTACAAAAGTTAATCTACAAACGATTTCATTTTTTGTGCGTATTCAAACGACTTAATGCGCGAAATGATTTCACGGGCCTGCAACGTAATAAAGACCACTGGTGATCCTTCGTCGTTTGGCTGTACAACAAACCGATCGCCGCCGTATTTAATGGTGCGAACTAAGTCACCTTCTTTACACCAAGGACCTTCGATCCAAGGGGTTAAGTCTTCTGGTGATTTGTATGCTAAAGGTCCAACTTGGATTACCTTAGCCACGGTCTCGTTGAAACGTAACGTTTGTTTGGTTTCATCAACTAGGATGATTCCACCTTTGCTGGTACTTTTTTCCCTGCGTAACTGAACAAGTACTCTGTCTCCAGCAACCTCTAAACCAGGGTCAATATCGGGAAAACACTCCGATTCTGATCTTAAATCTGGTTCATCTTTACTATTACTATCAAATGCGTACGCTGCCATTCGGCTGCTCTCCTTAACCTTTACAGGTCTTCTTCGTCTTCCGTCAATATTTCGTTAATAATGTCAAGTACCATCTTAAAACCCTCATGCCTACCAACTAATCGTTGATAGTCATCAAAGGAATTGACATTCATCCCAGCTGTGACGGTTTCAGCTATTGAATTTTGCTCAGTCTTTACACGACCGATAATTTCACTAATAAAGTCTTTCATACTCACATTAATGCAATATTGTGAATATTTCCGCCCTAATTAATTAATAAAAATTGCCTTGTTTAACATCTTTAAGGAATTTATCTTGTCCAATTTTGCTGGATCTTACGTTGTTTTTTGGAATAACTGCGTTATTTGAACGCTTGCTTCCAGATGCGCCTTGTTCTACTTTTTGATCAGGTCCGCCAGCGTAGCCAGGGGTTCCAGTCATTTTATAGGACTTACGAAAACCTAATTCGCCGCCGTCTTGTTTTTTATTTGCCATTAAATTGCTCCTGTTGGGGGTGTTGGTGGTTGTGCTGCTTGCTGCTCTAATGTTTGCTGATGTTGTTGGTCGTTTTGCTGCAAAGTTGCGGCGTGTTCCAAGCCTGTTTGCTGTGCCTGTTGCTGGGCGGCTTGTTCTGCTTGGGCAGATTGTTGCTGGGCAGCCTGTTGTGCCTGAGCTTCCTGTTGTTGAGCTGAAATTTGAGATTGAACCTGCTGTGCTTGTTGCTGGAATACTTGTTGTTCAATTTCTAAGCCATGCTGGCGAATATCTTGCTGTGCCGCATGTGACGCTTCCATGGCTGTTTGGTTTTGCTCATGTGCCATAGCCATCTGATCCGCACTTAACTGGGCATTTGCACTAATAGCGGCGACACGTTCGCGGGATGCGTTGTTAATGTCCGCCATAGCGATTTGCGTGGCGTTTTTGTTAGCGTCAATGCTTGTCTGAGTATGGTACTTAGTCTGTAGTTCTTGTACTTTTTGCTGTAACTCAGCAATTTTAAGCTGGTATTCTTGTTGATCTTTTTGGTTTTCAATCTGCATTCTAGCTTGTGACTCGGCTTGTTTGCGCTGAGTCTCTGCCATTTGCGTTTTAAGAATAACCTGAGCCGTAGGATCTGATTCAGCGGCCTGTTGTTGTTTTGCTTGTTGGGCTTGCTGTACTTTTTGGGCCAATCCTTGGATTTGCTGTATAAACGGCGCCATGGTTTGCTGTGACTCTTGATTTACCAGTTGCGACGCAATGGCTAACGCCTGCTGTGCTTCTTGATCCAATGGTTTTTCTTGGTGTAACTCGAGCGTATCGCGGCCACCTTGAGCTTGGGCCACATAAGAACGCATGGACTGCAAATAATGCAACGTCAGATGCTGCTTAATGTGTTCCAAAGCCTGGGGCGCGAAAACTGGGCCAATTACGGGATTTGCACCATAAGCTGGGTTATTAGCGTACTCTAAATGAATCTTAATGTGTGAAATATGGTCTTGGTCTGGGTAGGCTGCGGCAGCTCGTCCCATGGTCATAGACACGTTTTCTAATGCTGGGTTAGATTCTTTAGCACCCAACGGATTTGGTAATACTTCATCAATCGCTGGAATTTTAAGTTGACCTAAAACACGACGGTACACCGCACGAATGTTAAACATTCCAGGGGGTGCACTAGTTGCCATTTGCAACAATGCTTGGTTTTGTGCAAGACGTTGTGTCTCAGAAAAAATATTTGGATCAGATACTGGTCTTACGTCATTGTTGTAAGCAAAATCACGAACTTGAACTTCAGTGCCAGACTGGTTGTCCATGTCTTGCAAGTACCAGTGGTTTAACCTGGAAATAATTGCTAATGATTTAGCTTGACTGCGATGTAAGCGTGCATGGATGCTGGAGAATACCTTAGCACCCTGCTCAATTAACGCTTGAGTTGTGCCAACTGGCATGTTATTGGTGGCATCACCAATTTTTTCTTCAGATGTAGTAACTACACCCTTAGCTGCGTCTGTTAGCCAACCCAGTAAATTAAACAATACACTTGATGGTGGGTTAAATGGCATCGGCATGGCAATCTTACGCACATCATCGACACCAGGTGCACCTTCAATCTCAACTACCTGTGTTGGTTCTATTCTGTCGCTTTGCCCACCAATGCGTCCACCCTTGAGTTTAAGCATTGTCTGGCTGTTGTTGATATGCGCAGCGTCAAGTAAAGCACGAAGAGAACCGGTAAGAGCAGCACTAAGGCCACCAATAAGCTGAGGTAAGCCAATAGCGTAAGCTCCACGCCAAGGAATAAACTTAAACTCGACGTACCACTCCAGTTTTTCGAATTTTTCATCGTTACATTCCCAGTTGCGGTACAAAGCAATGACTTTGCTTGTGGTCTCGTCAATTGTCATAATATACGGTGCACGACGACCTTCTGTTTCAGGATCGTCATCTAACCGCATAAAGCATGTTATCTCATAGACACGACGCAAACCATCAATGTTTTTAGATGGTTCGTCTTTGCCTTCAATTTTGTTGTTTGCTTTTTGTGAACTTGTCTGTTCATTTAACGGTGCATCCGATGAATAGACCGTGTCTATGTCAATGTAGATACCTTGCTCAACACGTTGCAAAAACGTGTCTTCTGTAATGTCTTGTACTTCAGTTACCCGTGGTGAGGTATAAAAATTGGTTGACGCGTACGGCAAAAGAATGTTATCAATTGCAACCCATTCACAAGTTGGTCTTGCTTGTTCAGCATCGTAACGCCATTTAAGAAACTGTGAGCCGCCAAGGGGCAGTTGTGTAAGCAACTGTTCCATCTCGTCGCGGTACTCTGGAACTTGTTCAGAAAGTTGCCAGTTAAGAAACGATACCTTACGATCCGCTGTCTCTTCTTTTATTCTGTCTGCATTACCTTTGATGTTTGACTTAACAATGCCTTCAGGTGGAAGTAATTCTTTTGTCGACGATGCGGCAAAATCAACACAGGCTTCTGCCATGACAGGGTGCACAACCTTAGACGCGCCGTCAAATGTGGCTCCTCCAGGTGCGTCTTTACCTAAACCAGTGCGGCGTAAACCTTCTTCGTACTGTTTATCACGCTGCTTACGTGACTCTTGGTCAACATCAATAAGATCTAAATACTCAACGGAAAGGGCTTGTAAAAGGCTATCATCAAACTCTTCTGCTAAATTAGCATAAAACTCAGGTGCGTCTTTGGGGCTTTTTGTTGGTATAAAGTTAACGACAACGGAACCATCTTCCATTTCAATAACTTCTTCCTCTACTTCGTCTTCTTCAAGGCCCAATTCTTTTTCGTAGTAATCCATATCAGCGTCTTGCGCTTTTGCTTTTTGAATATCTTCTTCTTTGTCTAAAGAAGGGAGATATGAGCCTGATTGGATTGGTATTTGGGGATTCGCCATTATTTTGAATTTTCGTGGGGGATTTTTAAATTATTCATCCTAATTACAATAATGCAAATAAAGGGCATAATCCGCCCTTATTGCGCATAGGGATTAGAAAATCGTTTTTTAGAGTCATCGTCGGCGTAGTCGTAGTCTCTTGCGGGCAATGGATCAAGCTGTAGCCAACCTGAATCCCTAAGCACCCGCAACGCCTGAGACAGTGAGTCTACGTAGTCATCATGGCCGCCTGCCTCTGGAAACGAACATACCTGGCGCAAAAAACGTTTTGCCCAAGTGGCAAAGTCGCCCTTTTGTTCGGTGTCCTCTGGTATGAATACTTTACCTTTAGATACAAGGGGAGCGACAATGTTAAGCCGCTGTACCTTATCCGCTCTTCCAGGGTTGTAGCCACGGACAGGCACGGCCGCCCGCTGTAGTTCTTGGATTAGGCTAATGCCCGCCGACTTGTCTTCCATTAAGATCTGGTCTGCCTTACGGCCCTTACCAAACTCGTTATCTGATCCATAGACAACTTCTTTAAAGTCACTGATAACCTTACGACGCAGCTCAGGATACGACAAGTGCTCGTCCCATGCGTCCAGCAAGATGACCGACGTACCAGCGTCTTCTTGTTCAAATACTCCCCATACTGTGCAGGCCGTCGGGTCGTTCATTGTTTTTTCTGAGGTGGCTGGGTCGTACGAGGCTATGACGTACTCAAGGACTGGCGTTGGTTTATTTGCGGGCCACATCTTAAACTGTTTACGTTTAATAATGCCCGAGGCTTCTGGGTCAAGGATCTCGCCATAGATTTCTTGTCGGCCTTGGTCTGTGCCATCGTACGTCTCAAGCTGCTTAAAAAATGTCTCTGATAAATTGGCTCGGTTGTCGTACGAGCTGGCGTTGACCATGTACACGTCACCACCAATTTTACCTTCTGCTAAGTCTACAATTAATTCTTTTGGCTTTGGTGTGGTGGTAATAATCTGCTGCACTCGAGCGATCCTGGGATCCTTGAGTCGGAGCGTAAACTGTACTCCGTCGTAGGCTTCATCGAGGTAATCAAACGCACACAGCTCGTCGAACCAAGCGCCATGGTATTGTTTGCCGCGATACCGTTCAGGTTCAGAGGCGGGAATACCTTGAATGATAGAGCCGTTGGTAAGGGTGATCTCGAATAGAGACTTGTTGTAGTCGCGGATGAGTGACTTGGGGATGATATTGATAAGCCCTGAGTCTCCCTCAAAACAAGTTGCACGTATATCGTTGGAGGTTGGGGCTGTGACAAGCCATCTTGTATTGTCATAAAGCCAAGCACGAATACCAATCCAATGGCTGGCAGTGTGCGTCTTACCTGATCCACGGCCTGCAAGCATAAGGAACGTATCATACTCATTGTCTTCTGGTTCTTTCTGATGGGGGAGTGCCTGTAACGACCACCTGACCTGCCACATAAGTGCCTCAAGCTGCTGGTTAGGCCAATGCTTACGCGCATCCGCAAACTTCTTTAGTGTAAGTTCTTGTTTGGGTGTTAAAGACATGATATGAAGCCTTCTCCTACGAGAATCGTGTTGTCTTCCCCAGTGGTTTCTATATAAACACAGGATTGGGGTTGAATGGGATCTACGCTGCAGATGTACCGTCTACTCTGGTGCACCTTTACAGGCGGCGAGTTCTGGTTCTCTATTAACTTGATGCGTGATTTAAAAAATAAAGTGTAGTGCTTAAACGTATTCTCAAAATTTTGGGTTGTTTTTATTCCAAGGGATTCAACTAAAAACTGAATCTGAGAAATTAGGTTTAATTGTTTTGAAGAAAATTGAAACTTGTCTTTCTTTTGCGAGTAGACCCTGCTCTTAGTACAAAAAATTCCCCTAAGCAATTCAATTCGCTGTTCAGGAGAGCTTAGTAGGTAGTTATTTGATATTTTGGTGGGGATGTTGGGAACAAGCTGCGACTCAATGCTTGGGCTGACACTAAAATCCCTAGACCCTGTCTTTTGTTTTCTGCCAAATTTTGTTTTGTAGCCAAAGTCTTTAAACTGTTGCTCAACATAGTCTTGCATGCCGCGTGCTGCCGATAGTTTTCCGTTAGTTTTTCTAGCAAAAAACCAGAATCCCATAATGAACGGCGGGATTGGTAGTATCTGATGGGGTAGTTCCAGGGGTTGGGTGGTGGGGACAGAGTAGACTAAGCGGTTTCTTTTATTTCTAAGCGGTAAAGATCGTAGGTCATCAACCTTAGTAGGCTTTAGTGGGCGCCTAAATCGTTTAACTCCCATGTAGGAGTTAAGCCTGTTGCGGTACTTTTCATTTTCCAATGGAAGTCTAAGCGCACTATCGCCTTGGATGGTAAGCCAATCGCTAAAGGTAACCTTGTAGCACTCGGGCGCCTGGTAGTTTTGAATTAGCTTAATACGAACAATTTTGCCGTTCCTATCAAAGACATAATCACCCTCAACCAAACTACCTGCACGCTTCCAGTAATCAAGCGTTAGTACTTTTTCTGTTGCTAATATCGCCATAAAAATTATTTAGGACCCAGCGGTCCAGCCAACGCCCTAGCGGCGCCCTTATGTTTGATTGTACTGAATACGGCAGCTTTTGTATTTCCAAAGCATCTGAAGACACCTTTAAACGAAACTGAATGTATTTAGCCGTCTCGTTGTTTAAAATCTCTGCCGGTACGTTTACCACCTCAAAGTTGTTAAGGTCACACACTAGTACTTGGAATCCCTTGAACTCACCAATGGGACTTTCCAACGCACCTTTGATTTGGTATACATAGTCATTCATACTTACATTAATGCAAACAATCGTTGTTTTCCTTCCAATAATATAAATAAATGCCAAAATGCACGGGTTGCGAGGATTATTCACTAGCTCCAGTACTTAATAATATTTTTTTTTAATTTTTTTTAAAAAGAATAAAAAGGGGTTACAACCCACTCAACCCGTGCACTGAAGTTGTAAGTGCTTGATTATATTGAATCTAGATGATAATAATTCTCAAGTAATTTTATAAAAAAATTTTACAATGCGGAATTGTTTAATAAATGTAGAAAAGTATAAAAACTCAGGCTTTGTGGGGCCCCCCGCCCGTCCCTCCCCGATGGGACCCTAAACGGTGTATGGCCTTATAAGAAAGGCCCCTTGCCCATTATGCCTCCTAGCGTATGTGAGTACTCACTTACAGGCCAAGCTGTCGCATGCACCATATTGGTGCACTAAGTAAGTGAGCGCTCACTGGGGGGCTTGGCACTCAGGCACATCGACTGCTGCTAATGGGGACAGAGTGGGTAGCGGGCCAGTGTGCTGCACTGCAGTAATGGGGACAGAGTCGACGTGCTGCACTGTGTCATTGCCAGTTAGGCAGTGCACCATGTTGGTGCATTGGCATAGGGGCGTCTAGACGGGCCGCCATGACGTGATCGCCAGTCAGGCTACTAGCGTATCACCGCGCCGAGATCTCTAGCAATCCAGTAGACAGTGGGGTTGCGGGGAGGGGTTACGCGCAGGCGAGGCGATAGGGGGGAGTGGACCGCCATACCAGCAGCCGGCAGCCCCCACGCTATCCCACTATCCCCCACCGCGCCCCACTAATCGCCACCAAACCCAGTAGCCAATTGGGCCCCAAAGATTGTCAGATTAGAGGGTAGTTTTTTTGTCGAAAGTTCTTGTGTTTGTGCATATAGCTTGCGATACTGATTCTGTTGTAACGAAGTACGCAAACCCAACCGCGATAAATAAGGGGGAGCCGGCAGAACCGGTGCTGTTATCCAACACAGCGTATGAGGGTCTCAGCGTTATGCGCTGACTGATGAGGCCAAGGACCAAGGCCGAAACCACCAAGGAGATACATTATGAAATACGATATTAGCGTAGCAACTGATCTTTATACCGCAGGTAATACCGAAGACGGCCAGCCGTTTATCGCCGAGTTATATTACGTAGTAATGCAATACGAAGATGGTCGTAAGTTTCAGCATCAAGCCATATTCTTCGGTGCAGAGTATAGCGAAGACGAAGACGGTTTTGGTTACGCAGATGTACGCGAAACAGCATTAGCTAACGCAGAACGTTTAGCCGAGCGCGTGCGCAATGGTAATATTAATTTTAGATGTTGGGATGAAGTAGATCCAGCCTACGGATCAGATGCATACGTAGCGCAGGGTACAGAGGCTAAGCGTGTATTCGCTGAACGTCTCGAAGGATAGCAGGTCGAAACAGCCTAACGGCTGTCTGAGCGTTAGGCGCTCACTGATGATGACCAACCAACTAGGAGATGCACCATGATTACAACAGGCAAAACAGAATACGACGTAGGACTAAGCTGGAAAGCATACGAGCACCTCGGCAGCAAGGGCAAGTTGGCTCTCAAGCGGGAACATAACTTTAAGGAGCGCACGTTCAGAACCAAAGATGAGGCCGAGCAGTTTGCAGCGGCCGAACGCGAACGAACTGGGCTGGAGCTGCGCGTAGGTGAGTGCACCCCAATCTACGGCATTCTGTAACACAGGTCGAAACCGCATGGACTGCGGTCTCCACGTTAGGCGTGGACTGATGATGACCAACCAACTAGGAGATACACCATGACTAAATACCAACTTGAAGAGCATCTACGCGCCCTGCTAGTAGAAGATCGCCTTTGTTATGAAGAGGGTGACTGGGAACGCCGCAATTACATCGGGATGTGCATTGATAACACCCGTGACCAGCTCGCGGACATCGAGGCCGAGTGGGCACTTGTAATGCACGAAGCACAAAATAACCAATAGGAGATACACCATGATCAAACTTAAATCAATCCGCGTGCCCCAATTTAAAAAGGGCCAGAGCGAGTGGCACGTAGTCAACCGCAATGATTACCAGTTGGTAGGCTTTATTCGCTTCTATGGCTCTGACAACGACTACCATTACGTAGCCTATGTAAAGGACGACGAAGAGCCAAGCGGCCACCTGTTAGGCCGGTCACTGAGCCAATCGGGGGCGTTATCCTTAATCCGCAACCATTACAAGGCCAAGGAGGCTGTATGTTTATAGTGTTTTATAAAACCCGGGGCGAGGAATACAGCGCCTCGTTCAATGACATTAAACGAGCCAGGGCGTTTGCCCGGTTTGTGGGTGGCAAGCTGGAGAGCCGCCTGTCATGCATCTTTAATAAACTATAAAAGCAGCAGGCTCGTTCTATGAGCTTGTGGCTCAGTACAATAAACAAATCAACACAAAAAGGAATACCACCATGAAAAGAAATTACAGACTAGCATTTAACGCGCTCACCAAGTTGGGCGTGCCACTTTACCAACGCAGCGACATGGAAAACTGGGCCATAAGCGCAGAAGATAGCAACAGCTATAAATTCTGTGACTACTACGACGGATACAGAATAGACGACTGGGAGTTTGGCGTGTCGCCAGTGATATTCAATACCCTGCGTAAATATGGCCTGCATGCAGAATGGATCAACCCGGGTGAGCTGGGTGTGTACGAAGACTAATAAGGAGATTTAAAATGAATGACTTGCAATTTGCAGTACGTGAACTCGAAAAAGCCTTTTTCAAGGCCGAATATTTGAGGATGCACGAAGAGGTAATGTTGCTAGATAGCCCGGCCAAGCAGGTGGGTTACTTGCAAAGTGTTATGTCGAGCAACAGCTCGAGCTGGAGTGGTGCCCAGAGTGCCACCAATTTGCAAGAGCAAATTCGTCGCGATATAGCGATTGATATTTTGCGCACAGTGGCTGGGCGTATGATGTATGAGGAAATTAAAATTAAGGAGTGTGCATAATGAATGACTTTAACCAACAGTGTGCCCAGTTGTGGAACACGCCAGTGGACGCACCAACGACCTACGAGGTGCAGGTGTGCCCATTTGGTGGGGGCACCTACGAGATATATAAGCGTAAGGGCGGCATAGGTATGCCGTATGACCGTAAGCGTTTTAAAACCCGTGCCGAGGCACAGGCTCACTTTGAGGAGTTAGGACTATGAGCACCATGTACAACGTATTTACGATTGAGTTTGATAACAAAAAACCAAGCCGGGCCCAAGTGCTTAAAAAAGTACAGTCGGCCATTAAAGACGGCCACAAGGCCATAGAGGTCCTGTGGGGCGAGAACTGGTTACAGCTGGACTTCCACCCCAGCCATCACAAATGGTATGGCAGCGGCTGGATTAAGGACATTGGCGGGGACGCTATTGTCGACACACTAAACGAGCAACATAAAAACGCAGTACTTAACCTATGGAATACTTAACATGAGTAAATTAGAACCCTGTGCAACGTGCACGAATCAAAGTCTATGTGGGTACGAAGAGATGGCCTGCATGGCATTTGTCGGATTTGTTTGTCGTGGTGAATATTATGAAAAAGATAAACAAAACCCCAACGCATGGAACTACATGATGATTTATAACAAATCAGCTGAAGTGACAATGAACTGGCTGTATAATGAACACATGAACAAGAAAAGAAAGGAAGCAAATGTTTAATTACTACTGCAATAACCACGGCTTTGACCGTTACGAAGACGCACGCAGCTACGCGGACTTGTTACTAAATCGGTATCGCATATACAAATGCATTTTCACAAAAGCCGAGATGGAATCAATGACCGTAGAGGCATAAACCAAACTGAGTATTTTTGATATAATTAACAACACAAAAGGAATCACCATGAACATGACAGAAAAAATTGACGAGTTAGGAATTTTAGTAAAAGAGATTGCACAGCGTGAGGCCGCAGCACGGGCCATCAAGGCAGAGTTAATCGCCTTGGGTGCTGGCAAGTACGAGGGGCTGCAGTTCTTTGCAGAGGTGCAGCACTACGACCGTGCAACGATTAGCCCAACGCTAGTACGCAAGCTAAGCAATGAAGAGTTTGTTGCCAGTGTTACAGAAGTTAAGGCAATCGACGCCGTAGTAGTTAAAGCAATCGAATAAGGGAATTACGTGGCTGACAATGACATAAAGACGGACTACCTGCAGTCACTTTTTGGCATTGAGCCACTAACCATGAAAGAAGAGCACGCACTCGGTGCTCGCATAGCCAAGGGTGACAGCCTTGCGCTAGATAAACTCGTAACCCACAACCTACGCTTTGTGCCACACGTGGTCTGTAAGACGACGTACTGGCAGCACGGCAAGATGCCGCTGGAGGACCTGCTCGCCATTGGTAATGAGCAGCTGCTCATCGCGGCCAAGCGTTGGAAGCCTATGAAGAATATTAGGTTTTCGGCGTTCGCCAGGTCATTCATACTGCGTGGACTTCAGCGCGAGCTGGACAACACGTCAAACATCATCAGATTACCCATCAACATCATGGAAGAACTAAAGCGCATGAACTATAACGAGCGCATGCTACTACAAGAGCTGGGGCGTAAGCCACTGGTATCTGAGATAGCAAAGACGATGGACGTAAAAGAGTCTAGGATTCACCAGCTCAAGGGCTTCATAGCCAGAGAGCCGGTGAGCCTAGACAACATTGAGAACGACAAGTTTTTTGAGGAAAATGATGATTAATTTGACAGATAAGCAACAACGGGCTTATCAGCGGTATATAAAGGCGCGTAACCGCGTCGGTCTTGTGCGGACCAAGGAATTTAACGCTAACAGCTACGTGCCACATCGGGACTACACTAGCACGGTGGATATAGCGGGAATGAACCACCCACTGTTCGAGTTAAACGAGGAATGGGCCGAGTACAAGGAGGCATCGCAGGCGTGGTGGGACGCGGAGCCAGCGTTCAGAAAAGAAGAGCGCATGAGCTCTATCAGGGGAGATTACGGAGTGCCAGACAGCTGGGACGAAATAAACTCAAGGGTGCAGGATATTTTTTCAGTGATAAAGGACGAGGACTAATGGAAAACATAATCAAGGGCATTGTCATTACCCCAATGGACGTATACGACAAAGAGGGGAACCTTGTACGGATTGAGGGCATAGACTCCACCGGCAAGGCAGTCATAGACGCGGTATGGGATCCGAATGACAAGCAGACCAACGAGAACCGGATTAAGTTCAGGACGTGGGCATATAAGATGTTAAATCGAATGGGATACGAGGTGCGGATATGAAGCGCAATAACAAGGACTTGGCGTTTAAGCTGTTTTTAATGTTCTCAGTGGTCTATTTTCTGGGCCATTTGGCACATTCGCTGTATAAAGTATGAAAGTGCACGGGTTGCGAGGCTTAATTGGTCACTATCAGTTAATAAATATTTTTTTTTAATTTTTTTTAAAAAGAGTTAAATGGGTCTACAACCCATTCAACCCGTGCACTGGTATCATAACCCATTGATTTTATTGGAAATAGATGAGAATCATTATCATTCACTATAATTTGCATTAATATACCCAAATAAAGAGGGAAAAATGAGCAACAAACCACTATGCCTGCAAGTAAAGTTTGACCAGATACCCATCGAGCTCAAGCAAACCCCCAGGTGGGTGCTATGGCGACTCGTCGAAGTTGGCGAAGAGGGGAACAAGAGATGGTCCAAGCTGCCAACCCAAAACAACGGCCAGCCAGCCTCTTCGACAAACCCCAGCACGTGGACTGATTTCGTCACCGTACAGCACGCCTACCAGACAAGCAACAACAAATACGACGGCGTTGGCTTTGTCTTTACCGACGACGATGACGTGATAGGCGTCGACTTAGACGACTGCTACGACGCCGACATGGGCGTTTTCACAAATACTGCACTGCAGCATATTGCGGACCAGATTGATGGCTACATGGAAGTCAGCCCGTCGGGTACCGGCGTAAAGATATTCACGCGGGCCAACTTACCGGCCAGCCACGTCGACCACGCCATCGGACTGGAGATCTACCCCAAGTCGCGGTACTTCACCGTCACGGGACACTACATCAAGGGCCAGATACCAGCCGAGCCGCAGAACCTGACCGAGATCGTGCCACCGCGCACCATCAGCCAGACGGGTGATAAGTTTGCCGACTACGTCGCGCCGCTAGAAGAGTACGACCTCAAGCGTGTAGAGGACGAGCTGCTGGCCCACTATAACGACTACGGCTACGAGAACTGGCTCAAGATAGGCATGATCCTGCACCACCAGTTTGAGGGCTCAGAGGACGCGCTAGAGGCTTGGGACCGCTGGAGCGCCGAGGGGCCTAAGTACCACTCGAACGCCTGCGAGAACAAGTGGCGCGGCTTTAAGGGGACGGGCGCGACGCTACGCTCACTGATCTTCATGGTCAACCAGCAGGAGCGGACGGAGGCCATGTCTTCGGGGACCATCATCCTCGACGCCGGGCCACTGAACCACGCCAGAACTTTTTTGGAAAACTTTTTCACGGCCGAAGAGGGATATAAATTAGTGCACTACTCCGACGAGTTTTTTATGTACGTCGGGACTAACTACGAGGTGATCGAAGAGCAGACCATTCGCTCTAAGCTCTACACGTTCTTGGACAAGTGTAAGAAGTCGGGCAAGCAGGGGTCATTGGTGCCGTTTAATCCAACTCCCGCGTCGGTGTCTGCGGCACTAGACGCCGTCAAGTCTATCGTGCACTTGCCTAACCACCCGAACACTAAGCCACCGATATGGTTAGAGGGATACGCCGCATCTAAGCCGGCGTCGTTTAAGTTGGTGAGCATGCTAAACGGTATCTTCCACTTAGAGGACGGTATATTGTTGCCGCATTCACTGGGCTTCTTCACGCCGAACTCGCTACCGTTTGCGTACGACTCAAACGCCGAGTGCCCGACGTGGATAAAGTTTTTAAAGTCAGTGTGGCCAGAAGACCAAGAGTCGATTGACTGCCTGCAGGAGATGATGGGCTACATCCTATCGGGTGACACTCGTCAGCAGAAAATGTTTAACATGATAGGCCCACGCCGCTCAGGCAAGGGGACGATTAACAAGGTGCTAGTGTCGCTGCTAGGTCAGCACAATACTGTGGCACCTGAACTGGGAGAACTTTGTGATACTTTTGGTCTACAGCCTTGGATTAATAAGCTGCTTGCTTCTTTTACGGATGCAAGAGCACCCGAGCGCAATCGTGGCGCTGTTGTTAGTCAGCTGCTGCGCATCGTTGGTGGTGATACTGTTACAGTCAACCGGAAAAATAAAGACGCTTGGAATGGTTATCTACCCACTCGTATCGTGATCTACTCAAACGAGGCGCTGCAGCTGACAGAGAATTCAAACGCCCTAACGGGTCGGATGATTGTCTTTAAGATGACGCACTCGTTTTGGAAGATTGAAGATACGGACTTGTCCATTAAGTTAGATAAGGAATTGTCTGGCATTTTTAACTGGGCCATGGAGGGACTAAAACGCCGCATAGCACGCGGCGGCTACTTTATACAGCCAGAGACAGGCAAAGAATACCTTGACCTTATGGCCGAGCTTGGCAACCCTATCGGGTCATTCGTAGAAGATACGCTGATCTTTGACCGGGAAGCCAGCGTCGAGAAGGATGACGTGTTTGCTTGTTACAAGCACTGGGCCCAAAGAAAGGGAATGCACCCGGGCGCGGAACAGGCGTTTAAGCGTCGGTTTTTATCTGCTACACAGGAGCATTTTGTGCGTGCTGACCAAATGCAAAAGAACGGTGAGCGCAACCATGTGTATTTAGGTGTAAGATTCAATGATAAAGCCGAGAAGTATTTACAGAGTATAGTTTCATTTGACGAAGGAGTTTACTAATGGAAGAGAAAGAAGAAATTACGTTTTTTGCTGCAATGGCCATGGTCGGCTTGGTGATGCGTGGAGAGTCACCTATGGACACAGCCGAGCGAGCTTGGGCATATGCTGAGTTTATGTATAACCACAAACCAAAAGATGTTGGAGTTTAACTTTCGCAAGACGGTAGCAAGAAATGATTTTACTAAAATTTTTGGTAGAGTTGGCGCTCGGCGTACGGTTACTAGGCTCCCTAAAAAGTGCCTAGTAACCAAGCGTTTTAAGTTACAAGCAATACGCCGCGCCCACCAAGGATGGCGTAATGTTACATTCGGTATGCTACACGGTTTAAAGATCAGATTGAAGTACGGCAGACGCACGCCGATTAAGTGGTATGGGAGAACACCATGAGGTTTATTGTTTCAGATAATTTAGGTGAACTAAGACGCTTTAATTGGCTAGACGAGGCTAAACGTTTTATTGGCGATGAC